TGTCTTCTTTTAAATCATAACCTACAACAGATTTGTATTCATCAGCTGTTGGATTGATTGCTATTACTCTGCCTTCAAAGATTCCTATGCGTTTAACATAAATAGGCATGTCAACATTTTCACGCTTTTCTCCACTAATGCTCATAATTTTACTTTTTTTAAGTTATTTTACTTGTTTTTATTTATAATATTCATTTATTGCATCTACTACAAGTTGTAGATTATTAGGTATTTTAATTTCAGAAAAAAGTCCGTCAGGTGATTTCGCAGGAAACTTCCTATATCTATTGGTAATAAAACTATATTCCATAGAATCATCCTTTTTTTCTTCTACATAAGTATAAAGACAAATAGTAAACAATCCTTCCAGAACTATCTGATTATCAATCAGTTTACCAGCAGTCTTAATCTTATATCCTACAATTTCACCACTGTCTTCTATAGTCTCAAGATGAGTAAGATAAAATACTTTGATATCATCTCTCAGCTTACGTGCTTCTTTAAAAAGATTTACCATTTCTTTTGCAATTAAACTCCATTTTTCATATCCTTTCTCTAAAGCTTTCTCTACCATATTAAATCCCATCAGATAATTCACATCATCTAATACTATGTTTTTAATATGAGGAGCTTTCTGTGAAATGGTTATTAGGAGTCTAATGATTTCATTTACATCATCTACTTCTTTATAGTTTCTATTCTCTACATTATATAGTTTCTCTGATCCCTGAAAGGGTAATTCTTTCTTAGCAATGCTAATTATATAAGTTTCTTTTGGATCTAAAAACTTAATCGAGGTACTTTTTCCCGTACCTGTTGCTCCAACAATTCCTATTAATTTTGAACTCATAATTTTACTGGTTTTTAAAGTTTATACTAATTTCTTCTGGTAATTTCAATTCTTCTTTTTCCATGTTTTTCCTTTCTTTTTATTTAAATTTACTACTTTTTTTCGTTAGAATCTAATTTAATCATCAAATTCTTCTTCCTCATCACCTTCTTCATTATCTACTCTCCAACCATAATTATCTTTAACTGTTTCAAATAATTTTACTTCAGCTTCTTCAAAACTATTAGCAGATAGAATTACAGTAATTGAATCATTTTTTTGGGTAAACATAAATGTTATCATAGATATTTAATTTTACTCTTATCAAAGAATTCTAATGCCTTACTTAACCATAATAATTCTACCTGTTCAGTAGAACTTACAATAAAAATATGAGCTTTCTTATCTGGATTGTCATATTCAAAACTCATTGCACGATTTACTTTTTGTGTAAATTGTTCTGCATTAGAATCAAAATAGTTAATAATCACATAATTAAGAGGTTTATACGTAACTCCACTTGCACCCAGTTTAACTACAGCTAAATGATTGCCCTCTCCTGAAGCAAACTTCTCGAAGATATCTTTCTCTGTAGATTTGGAATGATAGGAAGGTACTCCTAGAGAGTCAGCAACTGATGTAACACCACAAAATACAAGAATTCTCATATTAGATAAACTTCTAAGAAGACTTATAGTAGTATGACGTTTAGCTCTGCTATTCTGAATAATTCTTATCCTATTAAGACGAATGAATGAAGCATCTTTTCCTTCAGATTGAAGTTTATTAATCAGATAGGTGTAGGTATTAAACTGTTGTTTTTCTGTTTTCTGTTTATTACCATACATCTGTAATGTTGTGGTATCTAAAGGAACTTTGATAATAGTAATATCATAGTCTGTTACTACACCTTCCTCTATACCCTGTTCCATGCTATATGTAGCCACTACAGGTAAGTGAAGATTAGTCAATAACCATTTTTTACTTCCATTCGTCAAGGTTCCTGTAAGGCCTAGGATATGTTTGTTAGCTTTTTTCAATTCTGCCACTTTAAGAATTTGTGCAGGAGACATTAAATGAATTTCATCAAGAACAATTAGATCATACTTTTCATCTACATATTTCTTGATAGATGCATAGGCTGTATAAGTAACATTCTTATCATTATATCCTCTCTTTTTGAAATCTGTCTTCCATGAATCCTTAATTTTTAAATCAGGATAGGCTATCAAGATTTTCTTTAGTTCTCTTCTTTTTTCAAGAATATTTATAGTACACCTAATCTTACCAAATCTGGGACAGGCGAATATCACACCAAACATTCCAGACTCTATCCATTTATCTGCTAATTCTTGCTGTCTTTGATCTCGAAGACTATTCATTCTCATCCTCCTCTCCTATTATTTCCCAATCATCTTTTTCAGGACTGTCAAACTCCTCAAGATTAGTACCATTAATAGCATTTTTCCAAGCTTCATCAGAAGTATTTCCACTTCTTGTAAAATACACTGTAAATAAATATCTATTTCTCATTTTTAATAAGTGTTAGTGCTTTTAAAATTGCTTGTTCTCTAGCTTTTTGATAAGTATTGAAATGTACATACGATTCAAATATAGTTGTTCGATCATCCATATTTCCTAAATAAAACACAAAACCAGAATCTTCCATACAATTCATATCAATGGCTATACTAATCTTATATTTTTCTCTAAACCAATCAATTACTTGTTGCCAAAGAGGAGCACTTTGTCCAATTTCAGCAGAAACCTGACGTGAAAAATGTGCAAATCTAAATTCTTTATTTAGATAAATCCCCAAACATTCTTCATTAAAACCTAATTCCTTAAGTTTCAATGCAATTTCATAGGTAACAAATTCACTCTTCATCTTCAGGAATGTTTTTAGAAGAATTCAACTTCACTTTAGATATAAACATCTCCATATCATCAGGAGTCATAGATTTATCTTCCCTGACAAATTCTTCAGGAACAGGACTACCTCCACCAATGTTATCATAGTCTATATTTACATATTCTATAGGCTCATTAGAGAATACTTGATACAAACATCCTCCACTAATTACAATTATTACTTTTGTCATTTGTTTACATTTAAAAAGTTAAACGAAATAACTCCCATTAAATAGAGAAGAATAATCAAATCCTTCCATATCTTTACCTTTAGGAAGTTCTTTAAAAATTCCAGTAGCTCCGTGAAACGCCATTCCAATTCTTATGTCATCTTCTGAGTAGGTACTTTTTAAAAGTTTAACACTTCTAAAGAATTTTCCTCCTGTAATATTATCTACGAAATTATCTACTTTATAACTAGGATCATTAGTTTTATAACGAATAGGATCAAATAGACTTGTAATTACATCAGAGTCTTCACCAGGTCTTCCACTTTCCTTAATATCATCAATTGTAGGTTCAAATGAATCCATTTTTAAAAATATTGGATTATTAAGATTTCTAGTAAGCTGACTGACTGTAACAGGTGAATATCCTAACATATCTCTAAACCATTGATTATATTCTGAAAGTTTATCAATAGCATCTTTTTTAGAAAACTGACCTTTCTCAATTTTAGTAATACCTAGATGATCTTCCATAGGAATAACTATTTCATTAGAATGATTAGGAATATATACTTTTTTATATTCATCAATTTGCTCAAATTTACCATTAGCTTCTGCATATGCTTTCACATATTTATAAATCCCAGTAGCATTTTGAGCTCCCTCTACAATATCTACTATTTCAAGAAGTTCATTTAAATAATCTTTATAAGCTAAAAATAGATCATGTTCGTCTTTAGTGAGTTTTGTATCCCACCATCCTAATAACTTTGGAATAGGAATTAATATACCTTGATCCACAAATATTTTACGACTCATCCATTTTGCGAGAGTATAAATTTTACTTCTCTCCATAGAGAATAATATTACTTTGAATTTGATATCTGTAGGACGAGTCTTAATATACCACTCTGCAGGATTTAAAATATATGCAGAATGTACATAAGCAGACTTTCCAGATCCACTAGCACCAAATACCATAGTAAGAATTCTTTTACGAATTCCCATATATCTGTTTAGTCTATCAAATCCCATAGGAATTCCATTATTGAGACCTAACATTCCATTCTCAACTTCTTTAGCTAATTGTTCAAAACTCATAATATTATTTAGATTTAAATTCTTCTTCAGTGATTTGTGATAGATTCTGCTGACGTACTCTTCGATAATTATTACGAAAGCAATTCTGAATAACAAATTCCTCTTTGTGTTTTTCTACAGCAAGTTGCTTAAAAAG